GAGATCAAAGCTGTAATCAAAGATGACAAGGCCACCAGAGCCAACATCACCCAACACGGTCACAGTGCCATCGCTTGCCACAGTCACCAGACTGGTACCCATGACCCGATAACAGACGCCATTCCACTCAATTCCGCCACGGTCAATGCCTGGGCCTGTTCCGTTGGCTACTAGGCCATCACCAGGACGCAGAAACCCATTGCTGATACCACTTTTTTTAGCAACCGGGACCATGTTCACCGGGTAAGTGGTGCGTAGCTCTGGCGTGTTATCAGCATAGATGCCGTTGAGGATTGGGATTTGCATGGTTTACCACTTAACCTTGTTGGCCCAATATGCTGCGCTCATCTTGCCCTTGGCGATGTTCTCAGCGTGCCTGGCTTTGAATGCTTCGTTTCGTTTAGAACCGTCTGGTGATCCTTTGACGCCTTGCTGACCAAATCGGATAGTCTTGGTTTCGTCACCGGCCTTGGCCACAACAACGTGGCTTTTAGTCGGATGCGATGGCGTGCGTTTGGGCTTGTTATAGCCTTCAACGCCAGCACGGGCTAACCGAGTGTCTTTTATCGCCATGTCAGAACAGAATGTGCATATTGAAGTATTCCAAACGAACCAGATTGTTTGCCGTGGCCGGCTGCGCAGTGATTGCAAAAGTCTGACTTGCTGTTGCGTCAACGGCCAGCGTGACATTGGCAGCAGTTGATACGCCGTGGCCGGTAGCGGCAACAGGGTTTGACATGATCACAGAGTTACCACGGTTAACCAGGTTTTTTTGTACGTTTGCGCTTGTATTGCTGGCTGCGGACAAAGTGAAGATTGCTGTGCCACCAAACGTTATGCTCAAGTTTTTGGCCGTTGCATTGTTTGTCATTGTGAACAGAGCATCAATTTCCATTTCACCACCGACACCCATTGACCAGCCTGGGACGGTTGCAGATGCCAAGGTGACAACGGTATTGGCTACAGCGACAACTGCGGTGCCATACCAAACCAAGGCAGTCTGAACGCCACTTTGAGTGCCGCTTGTGGTGATGGCTGCACCGCCTGCGGATGCCGACACAGTGAATGTGTTGGGAGACAACACGGTTTTGACATAGTACGTGGTGTTAATCGCCAGGCCAGTTGGTAGTGCGCCAGTGGTCGTGAAGCGAATCGTGTCGTTGGCAACCCGGCCATGATCTGTCCAAGTGACTACGCCAGGCGCTGCAATGGTGATTGTTACGGTTGAGCTGATGTAAGCCAGATCAATAGTGACTGCTGTTCCGGTGGTGTCAGTGTCCAATGCTGTGACTGGATACAAGCCGGTTACACCTGTGCCGCCAGTCCATGTTGCATAAACGCTTGCACCTACCGCAATGGCTGCTGTCAGGCCATGAGCGCCAGCACTGTTCAGACGAACTTTGCCTGCATTGTTGTCATAGGTCAAAGTCGCAAAGGTTGCAGCAGGTTCAACCAAGCTGACAGGCCCAATGTTGCTAAACACCAATGCAGGGAAACTGCGCAGCTGTGGACTTGCACCAACGTCATATTCAACCGTTGCATTTCGGTTCTGGATGCGAATGGTGCGAGCCTCGCCATATGGCCCAAAGGTTTGCGCAGTGTTAGACAGTGTGCCAAGCGTTGTGTAGTTCCAGGGCTGTGCGCCTGGCGTTACAGATTGCAGCAGGACGGTCGTTTTCTCGTTGCCGGTGTTGCTGATGCTGATGTACTCATTGATCGGCAGAATCACATCAACTTGATTTTGAGTCAGACTTGGCTGGATGAACATGATGGCTCCTAAAAATTAAGCGACGCGATACCAAGAATTTGTGGCTTGGTAAAAACGCATGGTAAAAAACGCGCCAGCGGCCAAAGTGGTTGGCGCACCAAATGACGCAGCAGCACCGTTCAGCGCCAGCGTAAAGGCAGTTATGGCCTGAGTCGTCGTAACCAGCACTTGAGTGCCATCGGCCACGCCAGTATTCAACGGCAGTGTGATCGTGCCAGTTGCCAGCACGCCGGCTGGCTGCAAGAGCATCCACTGTTGCTCACTGACTGGAGTCGGTACTGTGATGTTAAAGCCTGCACCTGGAACGTACAGATTTGTGGCGACTGTCGGCGCAGCAAATGTGCTTTGGAAGTACGTCAGCAGCTGGGTGATTGAAACCTTGCGCGCATCCCCATTGTTTGGCACATAGATGGGCAGCAGATCGCCGCCTGAAACTTGGCTGATGCCTGCGAGTTGATTGATGGTTGGCATGTTGATCCTCAGTTGTATTCCAAAACGCCATCTTGACCTGCAATGACAGGATCAGCAGGACGCCGCAAAAATGGCGTGTCGTAATTGCGCCAGGATTTGTTGCCTGCGCCGGCCGGCATCGTGCCTGGCAGTTGCTGCTCTGGTGGCATGGCTGCGCGTGACAGAAGCGTGTTGTACGATTCCTTCGCCGTCATCTTGGTGTCTGGCATAACCTGCTTGCCGTAGCTTGGTGCCAGTTTGATTGCCAGATTTGTGTAGATGGCTTCGTTTGACGAATCGGGAACGTCTGTTTGCTCGTCCAAGTCGCTATCTTGAGGACTTGATGGCAGTGGATAGCCCAAGCGAATGCCGAGCGCGTTCCATGCTGCAATCATGGTATCCAGCCGGCGCAATGCACTTTGCATTTGTTCTGGCGTCAGATCAAAGGCGTAGCTGGCTAGACCAATCTCGTCAAAGGCTTGGGTAACAAATTCGCGCTTAGTCCAGCCCATATTATTCCTTTAGCTTTTCGTCAATCAGGTTGGAGAGTTTCTTGTCCCTGGTGCGCCCATCAAACTTGATGCCAAGTTCAGTAGCCTTGCTTTCCAACTCTGCGCGAGTAGGTGGCGCGTCATCATTTATCGGATCGGATTGGATTGGCTCAGATTGGATCTGTTTGGCCAACTTGCGCCAGTCAAGAGGTTTTCCAGGCTTCTTCTTTTTCTTGATCTTGATCGCCCACTTTGGTTTTGGCTTCTTAGGTATTGTCGCCTTATCACCAGCGGCCAGCACAGCAGCAGCAGATGATTCAAACCAGCCAGCAGCCAAGCGCTCATCCCATTCGGTCTGCGAGTTGACGGCAATGTATTTGTACGTTCCGCCACCAGGCCGGCGATGCGTTCCAGGGCTTTGGTAAGCAATGGCAGGGAAAATCATTATTTCTTGGCCTTCTTTGCTGTTTTGGCAGATGCTACAAAGTCTGATTTGCTTGGTGCGCCTTTGGCTCCAGGCTTGCGCATCTTCTCTTTGCTGCCTGCTGCAATGCGTTCGCGCTTTGCATTAATGTTGGCGTAAAGACCAGCTTTCATTTCTTGGCCTTTGCAGGGGCTTTGCCGGGCTTTCCAGCCATTTCAGCAGCTTTCCGAGCCGTGGATAGCGCCACAGCAATTGCTTGCTTCTGGGGCATTCCTGCTTTGATCTCTTTGGCAATGTTTTTGCCAATTGATTTCTTTGAGTAACCCTTGGTCAATGGCATGAAACACTCCTATGAAGAAAGGGGGGCTAATGCCCCCCGATCCTATTGCCGATTAAGGCTGATTGAACAACAAGATACCAGACATTTCAGGCTGCTTGTTGACCACGCCGAACAGTGTGTCCAGACGATACTTGATCGTCATGCTGTCAATGTCGTAGAACTTCTGCATGACCAACTCGACGCCCTGGTCGGTGCTGGCACGCATTACTGCGGTACCGGCATCAGATGGGACAGCGTAGCGGCCTGGCAGGATTTCCAGAGCATCTTTCTGCCAGAACACGTTGATCGCAGATGCGGCAGTGTTGAGCCAGTTGATGGCTGCGGTTGCCGACTCGGTGACAACTTCCACGTTCTTGTATTGCAGCTCTGCATCGGTCGGAGCATTCGTTGCGCCAATGATGGGAGGGCTGATTACAAGCGTCACGCCACCGGCCGGCACGCTGATAACCCGGAAGGTTTTCAGTTCGCCAGTCGACTCTTTGGTGATGTGATGCACAGCCTCGACGCCATCAATGGTGAAGCAATCGCCAGCAACCACGCCAACAGAGTTAGACACGGTAACGGTCTGGTAACGGTTGTCGACGTTGATCTGACCGCCCACGGATGTGGAAGTGGCCTGTGGCACGTAGTCAGCCTGTGCGCCATTGGTTGCAATGGTGGTCACGCCACCACCTGCCGCAGCGATGCGGTTGGCGTAGTCGAACTTGTAGGTGTTGAAACCTGCAACCATGCCAACAAACGAACGCTCATAGGCCTTGTCCGACTTGGGGTTACCAAACGAACGCGAGGCTTGCGACAGGTTGCCGGCCAGACCGTTGTAATCGCGGCTGGACAGACCCAGGAAACGGTCGTAATCAGGCACGCCTTGCTCGTTCATGATCGTGTCGCACAGGCTCACGTCATCGTAGTCACCAGCAGCGGTAGCAATCGGCACCACCAGCGTACCTTGTGCGGCAGCGGTGTTCATGATGGCCACATTGATGTCTGATGCCAGCTTTTGTTTGGCAGACTGACCCAA